GCTGCAATTAATGACTATAGGAATAAATATGTGTAAATGTAAAGATTGTAAATGTAACCCTTGTAAATGTAATTAAATGGAAAATAAAAAACTTAATGTTTTATATGATGCAGTAGCTGATGAGTTACTTGCTAAGATACAATCAGGAGAGGCAAAACCAGCAGACTTAGCAGTAGCTGTTCGTTTCTTAAAGGATAATGATATTACTGCTATACCTGTAAATGATAATGCTTTACAACAATTAATGGAAAGTATGCCTTTTCCAAGTGATAAAGATATATCCAAAGGTAAATCTTCTTTTACAAATTAATATATGAGAAAAATAAAAAGTAAATCATATACTGGAACTGAAAGACACGGTATATCTAATATGATTGAGAAAATAGGTGGTGCAGGTGGAGGAAGTGTAAGGACTACGGCACGTAAAGCTAGGACAGCAGTTCAAGCTAATCTCACACCAGAAGAAGAATTAGATCTACTTGAAATAGAGAAGATTAATAAACCTTACAAAGATAGAATGAATCTAGACTCATGGGGAGGAGGTAATTTACTTTTACATCCTACTAGGACTATGACATATCCTAATGGGGAACAAAAGAAAATGCCTATTATTTTATATCATGGATCTCCTACTTTTAGTGGAGATGAGTTTAAACAATCACCCTATGGTAAACGAGATCCCGGTTACTTCGGTTCAGGAGAGGCTCATTTAACTACTAATTTAGATGATGCTCATTTATATGCCAATAGTAAAAGTGAAAATTTAGAAGAAATAACTCATACTGAAATACAACAAATCAAAGATAAGGTAGGTTTTTATAAACCTTCAGTTATTGCTGTCTATGTAGCACCTAAGAAACCTCTTTATATAGGTGTATTCAGTCATGAATTAGGCTTCATACAACAACCAAAAGACTATAATAATATTATAGCCGCTACTAGACGTTTAATTGAAAAGTTACCAAAGGATCAAAGAGAAAGTACGTTACAAGACTTTACTAGGAAGGTTATAGAATCAGCTAGTGATGCAGAGAACTTCTTTACTGGTAGAGGAGGAATGTATGATGATGGTGAGGTGTATGTAGATAATCAAGATCCATATAATGTTTTACCTACTCAAAAAGCAAGAATACCTGAAGAAACTTGGAGATGGAGACATAAGCCACCTGAAAAAATGGGTCAATTAAATATAGAAGAACTTTCATCCTTTATACCATCTGGAGACTTTACTGAAATAGCTAGAGAAGCAGGTTACACAGCTTCATGTGTTCAATTTCATGAGAACCATCCTAAAGTACAAGAAAAATTCATGACAAACCCAGAAGAGTACCATGAAGTAATCTTATATGGAAAAGGACAAGTTAAAAAAGTAAAGAATAAAGGTACATTTGATAAGACAAATAAACTTTCAACTCAAAGGAATATTACTCAAAGATATAGCAAAGTAGCTTAAATAATTAAAGTATTGATTTCATTATATATGTTTAATTAACTCCCCTTATAGTATAAGAGGGTTAAAAACAGTTAAACATATATCAAAGGAAAGTATGAGATCTACATTATTTATTTTAATTATTACATTTATCTTACCTTCTATTTCTATAAGTACTGAGTATAACCTTATACAAGTGTGTAAGAGAGTAGAAGGATGTATTACTTTTCCTACAGCATTAACAGAGAAAGAGTATTGTCCAACATGTGTATACGATAAAATTAAAATAAATAATTTATCTACAATAAAATATAAATCTAAAGTTACACAAAAAGCTAAAAGTAAACATTTATTTGATTGTGATATTTGTTTTGCTCAATATGAAGTAAGAAATAGAAGATAGTATGGATAATAAATTAAAAGACTTTCGTAACTTTCTTTTTATCTGTTGGAAACACTTACATCTTCCTGACCCTACTCCTGTTCAATATGATATAGCAGCATTCTTACAGAATAAACCTAAACGAGGAGTTATAGAGGCTTTTCGTGGTGTAGGTAAAAGTTATATTACATCTGCCTTTGTATGTCATACCTTACTCCTTGATCCTGAATTAAAAGTTTTAGTTGTATCAGCTTCTAAAGTTAGATCTGATGATTTCTCTACATTCACTCAAAGATTAATTAATGAGATACCTATATTACAACATCTGAGATCAAGAGAAGGTCAAAGACAGTCTAAGGTAGCATTCGATGTTGGTCCAGCATTAGCTTCACATTCCCCGTCAGTGAAAAGTGTAGGTATAACTGGACAGTTAGCTGGTAGTCGAGCAGATCTTATCGTAGCGGATGATGTGGAGGTTCCTAACAACTCTATGACTCAAGCAATGAGAGATAAATTGTCTGAGGCTGTTAAAGAATTTGATGCTATATTGAAACCAGAAGGATCTATAGTATATCTAGGAACTCCTCAAACTGAGATGTCTCTCTATGAAACATTACCAGAAAGAGGGTATGAAGTACGTATTTGGCCTAGTAGAGTTCCTACTGATAATCAACGACTACGATATTCAAATAAGTTAGCACCATTTATAAGTGAGAAGTCTGAACCTGTAGGTACTCCTACTGATCCTTTACGTTTTGATGATGAGGATCTTACTGAAAGAGAACTATCATATGGTAGATCAGGATTTAACTTACAGTTTCAACTTGACACATCTCTCAGCGATGCGGATAGGTATCCTTTAAAATTATCTGATTTAATTATTATGTCCTTAGATGGAGAAAAAGCTCCTGAGAAACCTGTGTGGTCAAGAGATCCAGAAAATAAATTAACAGACTTACCTAATGTTGGTCTACCCGGTGATGGTTACTACTCTCCACAAACAAAACTAGGAGATTGGATAGAGTATACAGGAAGTGTTCTTTCAGTTGACCCTAGTGGAAGAGGTAAGGATGAGACTGGGTACGCAGTTGTAAAGATGCTGAATGGTATTCTATACGTTACTGAGTGTGGAGGATTGCAAGGAGGATATAAACAAGATAATCTAGAATCTCTCTCAGTCATCGCTAGGAGAAACAAAGTTAATGTGGTTCTTATAGAGTCTAACTTTGGTGATGGGATGTTTATGGAACTGTGGAAACCTATACTAAGTAAGATCTACAATGTACGAATGGAAGAGGTAAGATCTAACATACAAAAAGAGAAGAGAATAATAGATACTTTAGAACCTGTAATGAATCAACACAGGTTAGTCATTGATCCACAGGTGATCGAAAAGGACTTACAAACAGTTCAAAACTATCCAAGTGAAAGTCAAGCTAAGTATATGCTCTTTCATCAACTGACACGTATAACAAAGGATAAAGGTGCGTTAATTCATGATGACAGGTTGGACGCTCTTCAGATGGCTGTTGGGTATTGGGTCGAACAGATGGCTACTGACGCTGACAAAGAGGTGAAAGTACGAAAAGAGAAGTTACATGATGAACAGCTTGAAAGATTTGTGGCAGGGGTAATAAGTAAGGAATATAAGGAAACACCTAATGTATGGATGAATATTTAGTGAAAAAATGTGAAGGGGTATAATAACGTGTGCGGAAGGGAGTTTCCCCCATTCATTTTATCACGTGAATCCTATTTTTACAAGATTTAATTAACTTTCACGAATCTTGCAATTTTGTGCAATTATCTTGTACATTTTCTTATTTTTTGGTAGTTACTGCAAATCTTTGCAATGGGATTGAAAGCTTGTTGAAAGTTACGGTCTTTTATTCCTTTTTTATTTGTCTTTGTCTTTCTCTCTCTATCTATGTTTTTTTTAAATCATTTTAACCGTTGCAAACCGTTGCTATTGCTACAATAAAAAAAACTTAAAAAAAAACTTGCACTCTTTTTCTACCTGTGAGAGGATAGTACTCAACAAATTAGCCAAACCAAGTTAAACGCCAAGCGCTACCGAAACGGTTATTCAACTTAAAAGCTAATTTGCTAGTATATCCTTAAAATTATGAATTAGCTTAGTTTAAAAGATATACGCAAAGTCAATACCGATTCGAGTTACTTACAAATTCTACTTAACTTGAATTTATATGAAGTTTTTTAGATCTTTGAAAATTGAATCTGGAGTTTATCAGTTTGTATCTTTTATGGATCATAGCTCTATCACTATGGAGTAGATATGGCTAGATTCAAATACAATGAGCCAAGAGGACTAGCACTTGATACAACTATGTCGCTAGTTCAACTTGCAGAGTTGCAAATTCAGAATACAACTGAACTGAGAGTGGTCAATATACCATCACTTCCAGAAGGAGTAAAACCTAAAATGTCAGGTTTCTGGAATGCCATGTCTAAACGCAAACATTTTCGTTTAAGAAGGAGAAAATATGGCAACTAGAAAAGTTAGGGAGAAAAATCCTTGTGGTAAGATGCGTAATGTTGACAACCCTTACGAAACGTACACAACTGCTAATAACTTGTGGACTTGGCGAGTTCTAAAAAAATACCAAGCACCAAGTAAAGAGAAAGCAAACCCACTTGCTAGATGGTTTGTAGCAGTTAAATCTCCACATACTCATGGATCATGGGAACTGGGAGATGAGTACGCAAAAAATGTAATAGATTCAGCTAAATTTATTACAATACATCCTACAGAAGTGGTTAATTCCACAATAGTAGGTGAAAAAGGGAATGGTTACTTTAAAGTTGACCCTAACAAATCAACTATATTAGATTAATAAACCTGCTATGATCCATAACAGATACAAACTGATTCAATGCTAGTTCCTATCCTAGAGGAATAATCACTAGGAAGGAATATATGAATACAGCAGAAATATTAACAACTACACAGGACTCACGTCCATATGTGTCTATGTCAAGAATGGTTCCATATTCAGAAATTAATTTGGAATTTGCTCGTAGATTAGCAGTTGCAAGGTTTAAATGCAACCGTTCAGATATACGTGTTCGTTGGAGAAATATTCATGGTGGAAGGAAGTTCCATCCAATGCATTGCATAAAAAAAGAAGCTACACATTTTGATGTGTATCATTCACCAAGAGGATAAATAATAATTTAGTAGAGTGTTAAACTGTTCGCTAGTGAAGTTATGATCTAGGAGAGAGTGCACCCGGTTTAGAGTTATCAGTCTAACTTGAATCATGGTTAGAGTCCTCACCTTCTAACTGGAAGGTTCACTCTACTATTCTAACTAAACTTTAACATTAAAGTTGTTTATTCCTCTATGATGGGAACTAGTAAATTTTAGTAGCGTGTATCATCTTGGAGAGCATAAGAGCCACGCCCACAATAAAATCGTGGAAACGAGAGCAAAAAGCCTAATAGCAATGTTCACGCTACTCTCACTCGTAAGGAAGGAATCAAATGTACAATCATCATAATCCGATGGTTCGTAGATTTGCACAGACGAGTCCTAAAAACTTAGAATTAGTGATAGCTTTTGTATTCTCAACTATCAGAGTACAGACGAGTATGTTACCTCGTATGATGCGAGAATATCGTAAACGTGGCTTAAACTCTTCTTGGATTTGGGGAAATAAAAAGACTGGTCTAGACTATGTAAGAAAGAATAGGAAAGATCTTTACAATCGTATGATGCAGATTATACGTTCCAATAAAAAGGATATGGAACTTGACATGATTCTTCTTTTCCTCGAAGTTCCGGGTCTAGGACTGCCAAAAGCAGGTTTTACTTGCCAATTGGTAGCAGGAAAGGTAGGGTGCATGGATGTTCACAATATCCGTAAATTTCTACCAGATGTTGACGCATCTGTTGGTACACCTTCAAAGTTTCAAACATCTGGCAATTCAGATGCAGTGAAGCGTAAGAAGGCAATAGAATATATTAAACTATGTAAAGATGTAGGAGGATGTAAGTTTCTGTGGAATGTATGGTGTACTGACAGATCAGTAGACTATCCGAAACATTTTCCTACACCATTCGATGTATCTGCTGTACATGAAAGTATATGGAGATAGTCTAAACCTTAGAAAGGAAGGAATATGTTAGAACTTACCATACAAGAAAGACATGAGTATGGTATGAGACGTATCTACCCTACAAATAAATTAGGAAGAGACTACGCAGAGAGACTGAATAAAAAGACTCTCTCATTGGGAGATTTAGATTTCATACATAACTTAGGTGTAAAAATTGTACAAGAACAAATTAAGATGTCTTGGACAGATTTAAACTAGTAATAGTAGGAGAACTACAGCTATTGGGAGAGTGCAGACTTCCATCCCTAATATAGAATGTAGGTGGAGGCGACTGAGATGGCTATAAAGCAGTAAGTCCAAAGGCTCAGTTAGTCGGGGGAATACATTAAACTTGTGCGAGAACGTAAGTTCGGGCTAGGGTGGGTACAGATTGGGCAAGTATGCAATCTAGATAAGCAATCTGACTGTAAATCAGATGTCGAATGACATAGTAGGTGCAAATCCTACCTTGCCCACCAAACAACTATTAATCTAGTGTGGATAGCAGGGTGGGGATGCGTGGAAGCGGAGAGCATCATAAAGTAGCTAGATTAATTTTATATAGGCAAGAAAATGGATGATAAAAAGGATAAATCATTTCATGGAGATGATGAGGATTATCAATTTCCCTACTTAGATAAGTATCATGAGCCAGACTCGGATCGTGGTGCAAGTGATGAAGGATGGAATGATTAAATAGATGATCGTGGTTATTAACGTAATAAGTGTACAGTCCACATCATAAAGACTTGGGCATACAACTCAGAGGGGAAGTCTTAGGTTATAATCGGCTATAGCTAGTTTACGAACCTCATTACTTTAACCCTAACATAGGAACTGATATGGAAGAGACAACAAATACTAAACTCACTATATTTTATAATAGTGAGTCATTAGGTGAGCAAGTAGCTATTGAAGATATGAATCCTCAACATTTAGTGAACGCTTTATACAAATCGGCAAGGGAACGAAGGGTAATATCACCATCTGCTCCTAGATTTGAAGTCCATAAAACTGAAATAGGTGAACTGATATGGCCTTACTGGATAAGGTAGGTGATAAGAAATCACAAGAACAGCTATTAAAAGAACATTTAAAAAGGCTAGAAGTTTTACATAAACAAGCTAGAAAGGTAAATAAATGAAATTTTATATAGTAAGGCATCGTAGCGATGAAGAGTTCATTGAAGGTGAATTTAATCAACGATCCATACTAGGTATTTTCAAAGCTAGTAATTATTTAGATTTATTTAATGTGCTTAATGAAGCTATAAATCCTTATGATTTAGCATTTTCAGAAATGCCTGATAGTAGTGGTATATTTTTCACACAGGGAGAAATAGAGTTTGAGTCTGTGATAGAGGATACACCACAATTTTCGTTGGAACAAGTAGCCTTTGAATTGACTGAGAACTTGTTAAAACTCCTAAATGAAGGTGCTGAATGGAATATTTGGGTAGACTCTAGCCAAAAAGTAGAGTATCAACCTATTCTAAGACCGCATTTATTAAATTAATATGTGGATGTTAAATATACCGGATATATTGGTATTCTTTGCAATATTTGGGTTCGGGTTCTTAATGGGATTGTTTTTTTCTATATTTACTATCCTTTTCTATTGTTGGGAAGGAGGAGCAATACATATAAAACACGTTAAGGATGTACCAGACGGAATTGATAACTTTTAATGGAGAGAAATGGGATATATTATAATATACTTTGTATTTATGTTAAGTCTACTATATATTGTCAGTTTTAATTGGTTATTTTTATTCATCTAATAAAAAGGAAGGCATGAACATATTTGAAGAGCAGAAAAAGTTAGAAGATGACATGGTTGAATTTGGAATTGAGAAATTCCGAAAACAAGTGAGAGAGGCTAAAAGCTCTAGTTCTGAGTCAACTTCTCTTCATGGCATACTTTTAATGAAGCAAAGTGTGGATAAATTTTCTAGAAAAATTGATTCGTTTATCGGTGAAGCTTTACAAGGTGGAGCAGGTAGAAAGGCACTTGCCGCACCGTTTCTAGCAATGCTTCCAAGTGAAGTATCAGCATTTATATGTCTTAGAACTGTGATGGACGGAATATCAAAGTCTCAGAAGTTGACTAACTTAGCCTTTAAAATAGGACAAGCGTTAGAAGATCAAGTAAAGTTCAACCTTTACAGAGATGGAGATCGTCAATATTTTGACTATTTAAAGAAACAAGTAGGAAAAAGATCAGCATCAAGGCATTATCGTAGGTATGGTCTGTTAAAACACTGTAAACACAAGATTGAAGTGGATCAGACGGATACTTGGACTGTTACGGAACGTATTCAGGTAGGATTGAAGTGTGTGGACATATTAGTGCGATCTACTGGACTTGTGAAGGTAGTTACCATGACAAAAGGAAGGAAAAAGAAAGAATTAACTGTACTTCCAACAGATACCACATTAGAATGGATTGAAAAGATAAATAGTAAAGGTGAAATATTAAGTCCGGCTTATTCACCAATGGTATGTACTCCTAAAGAGTGGACTTCTCCTTATAGTGGAGGGTATTTAACACATAGAGTCTCATTTATTAAAACAAGTAATAAAAATATAGCAAGTGAGATAACTTATCATGACATGAGCCAAGAATATAGCTCAGTCAATGCCCTCCAGAATACTAAATGGTGTGTAAACAGGAAAGTTCTTAAAACGATGCAGGAGGCATGGAAATTAGGAATGAGTATTGGATCTATGCCGGACAGAAGTGAAGCGACTGTGCCACCGTGTCCAGCACCGAGAGGTATGAAGAAGAAGGAAATGAGTGAGGAAATGTACAAAAAGTTTATAGATTGGAAAACTGTTGCTTCTGAATGTTATGCTGAGAATGTAAGGAGAAAATCTAAAATCTTACAGTTTATGCGAACTATTTCAATGGCAGAAAAGTTCTCTAAATACGAAGGACTATATTTTCCTTACCAAGTAGACTTCAGAGGAAGAAAGTATACTGTATCTTCCTTTCTGACTCCACAAGGTACAGAGTACGCAAAAGCTTTGCTTACTTTCTCTAATTCCTTACCTATTGAGAACCAAGAACAAGCAGATTGGTTAGCAATACATGGAGCAAACTGTGCGGGAGTGGATAAATTAACATTAGATGAGAGAATAAGTTGGGTAGAAGAGCATGAAGAACAGATAATAGGAGTAGCCAAAAACGAATTAGATTGTGAATTTTGGAAAAGAACAGGTGATCCTTGGTTATTTTTAGCATTCTGTCATGAATGGGCAGGATTTAAAAAGGAAGGATTCGGTTATAAATCTAGTCTACCGATAGCATTAGATGGAAGTAACAACGGTTTACAGCACTACTCAGCAATGTTAAGGTGTAAGATAGGTGGAAAAGCTACAAATCTTATGAATAGAGAAGAGCCACAAGATATATACCAAGACGTTGCTGACTGTGTTTTAAGAGAAGTACGAAAAGATATGGAGAATGGTGATGAAATGGCAGAAAAATGGTTAAATTCTGGTTTAATAAACAGAAAAATGACCAAAAGACCTGTCATGGTTGTTCCGTATGGTGGAACAAGATTCTCTTGTAGAAGTTATGTGGAAGAGTACATTAGGGATTGTATATATGAAGGTCAAGAATGGCCTTGGGATAAGAATCTACCATTGTACATTCCTGTTAATTGGATAACCACAAAAGTTTGGAATTCAATTACAGAGGTGGTAGTTAGTGCAAGGGAAGCAATGGATTGGATTAGAAAAGTATCAAGTATAGTAAGTAAACAAAATTATCCCTTGATATGGTACATACCATCTGGTATGATTATACATCAACAGTATAAAGATATTTCAAAGAAAAAGATATTTACACATATTGATGGAGTACTGATTAAACCGACTGTACAAGTAGAAGACGATACAGGAATAGATAATAGAAGAGCAGTTAATGGATCTGCTCCTAACTTTGTACACTCGTTGGATGCGTGTGCATTAACTTTTACAGTTAATATGTGTGTGGAAGAGGGAATCACCTCATATCAGATGATACATGACTCGTATGGTACACATGCAACAAACACTCCAAAGTTAGCACAATTATTAAGAGAAGCATTTGTTAAACTGTACCAAGACTTTGATGCTCTTGAAGAATTTAAAAAGTCAGCATTAGAGGTAGTGGATCAAGTTCCAAATCCACCAAAGAAAGGTGAGTTAGATATAACAGAAGTACTTGATTCTAAATACTTTTTCTGTTAAAAGTTAATTAACTCCCCTTATAGTATTTGAGTTGAAAGAAACTTAAATATTAAACTAATAATTATTCATTTAAGGAGATTAAATATGGATAGAGTAGTTTCACCGAAAGGTAAAGTGGCGTGGGCATATCTTGAACGTCCTAATACTAAGTTCTCCGATGAGGGAGAGTATCAGTTAGCGTTTACTATGCTCCGTAAGGAAGCAAAAAAGTTCATGGCTCAGATTGATGAGTGGATGGACAATTCTCAAAAAGAGTCAGGAGCAAAGAAGCTTGCTGATCCTCCGTATAAGGAAGATGGTGATGATGTTTTGTTCAAATTTAAACAGAAACCTTTCTTTAAATCCAAGACTGGAGAAAAAAGGAAAGTTACTATTCGTTTGATAGACTCTAAACTTAATCCTTGTAATGTTTCAGTAGGTAGAGGTTCTGAAGTTAAAGTTTCATTTCGACCTGTTGCATGGACAGTACAAGGTGGAGCAGGAATAACTTTGTACATGGATGCAGTTCAAGTTATTAATCTTATCCCTTACAATCCTATCTCGGATATGGGATTTGAAACTGAAGAAGGATTTGAAGATTCTTCTGACTCTACTTCTGAAGATTTTCAAGCAGAAGATGAGGACTTCTAAAGGGTTTCGTAACCAGTTTGAAGAAAGACTAGGCTCCTTCCTAGACGAAAGGGATATAGCTTATGAGTATGAAACATTGACTCTAGGCTATACCCTTGAAGGAAAATATAAGCCAGATTTCATTCTTCCAAATGGAGTTGTGATAGAGGCAAAAGGATTCTTTAGAAGAAGTGCTCAACGAACTTTGAGGGCAATCAAAAAACAACATCCTAATTTAGATATTAGGCTGGTCTTTTATGATTGGAATAAAAAAGTTCAAGGATCAAATTTGACCTGTAAAGAATGGGCGTTAAAGTATAATTTTAAATTTTCTAATAAAGAAATTCCTAAAGAATGGATAAAATAAAAAGAAAAGAAACAAGTTACATAATTATTCACAGTAGTAACACATCACCTAAAGAAAATCTTGATGTCAAAGCATTGAATAAAATACATAGGCAAAAAGGTTTTTTAAATGTGATACACCATCTTATTATTAAAAGAGATGGTATCATTGAGGTTGGTCGAGATCTTGATGAGATAGGTGCTCATACAGAGGGACTAGATGATAAATCAATATCTATCTGTCTGATTGGTGGAGTATCTACTGATACAGATCTTGAACCTCGTTTAAACTACACATCAAAACAATGGGAGACTTTAAAGAATCTAATTAAATCCTTACTTATTCTTTGCCCACAAGCAAAGGTGGAAGGGTTTAATGATGTAGATGAGACTAAGGTCAGTCCATATTTTGATGTTCAATCATGGTTAGATTTTAAATAGGAAGGAAAATGTCACACTCGTTACAACCTGAAGGTAGAAGGAAATCATCAGGAAATAAAACAAAAGGTATTCTTAATAGAGGAACACAAGTTCATAAGACTAATAAAAAATATAATAGGAAGAGTATTCCAATGGAAGATATGGAGATGGAAGAGTCATATACATTCCGACAAGTTAGATGTAGAGTTAAAGATAACTTTAAAGGTCATCAATTTGATCAAATAAATATGACTTTTGAGGCTGAAACATTAACCGAAGTTTTGGATCAATTTAAAGGATTCTTACATAAGTGTGGTTATACATATGTAGGAGAATTAACAGCAACATCACGACTTGATAACAAAACATGGAAAACTACGGAAGAGAGAGAGTAGATAGAGAGGACTCTAATTGTATAAACCACGTACCTTGTCCTCGTTGTGGATCAAAAGATAACTTAGCCATCTATGATGATGGTCATGGTTTTTGTTTCACACCGGATTGTGGTTATCAACAAATGAAAGATTCAGTTGAAAAAATTTCACAAAGGAAGGAAACTATGAAAATGGATTTTGTGTCAGGTGAAACATTACCCTTACAGAAAAGGTGTATCACACAGGACACAGTAAATAAATGGGATTATCAAACTGGAACCTTTAAAGGAAAAAAGGTACAGATTGCTAACTATCGTAAGTCAGGATCAAGTAAAGTGGTAGCTCAAAAGCTACGCTTTCCTAATAAAGATTTTCTTTTTATAGGAGACACAAAGGAAGCAAATCTTTTTGGTAAAAACCTCTTTTCTAAGGGGAAAATGATAGTTGTTACCGAAGGAGAACTAGACGCTATGTCTGTTTCCCAAGCTCAAGGTAACAAATGGCCTGTAGTTTCAGTAGCTTCTGGAGCAGGAGGTGCAAAGAGATGTTTACAAAGAGAGATTGAATATCTTGAAGGATTTGAATCAGTAGTCCTAATGTTTGATCAAGATGAAGCAGGTAAGAAAGCTATAGAAGAATGTGTACCTCTCTTCTCACCGGGAAAAGTTAAGATAGCAATACTACCATTAAAAGATGCAAGTGAAATGTTAAAAGATGGTAGAGAGAAAGAGATAATATCTGCTATTTGGGGTGCTCAAGTGTGGCGACCTGATGGTATTGTCGATGGAAGAGACTTATGGCATTTAATTTCCAACGAAGAGAATATAGAAGCATTTCCTTATCCTTTCTCAGGATTGAATAATATGACTCAAGGAATGAGAAGAGGAGAGATTGTTACTATTACAGCAGGAAGTGGTGTAGGTAAGTCTCAAGTATGTCGAGAGATAGGCTATCATTGTATGTTACAAGGTCACAAGTTAGGTTATCTTGCTTTAGAAGAGAATAATAAGAGGACAGCACTTGGATTTATTGGATTATATTTAAATAAACCAATCCATCTACAGAATATTGAATGTTCCTCAGAAGAATTAAAAGATGGATTTGATAATGTACTGAGTACTGGAAATTTATTTCTTTATGATCATTGGGGAAGTGTAGAACCTGATCACCTCTTTAATAAAATTCGTTATTTAGTTAGAGGTATGGAATGTGATTGCATTATATTAGATCATATCAGTATAGTTATCTCTGGTTTAACAAGTGGAGGTGATGAACGTAGAATGTTGGACTTTGTAATGACTAAACTTAGAAGTTTGGTAGAAGAATTACAATGTGCACTCATACTTGTATCACATTTACGTAGACCAAGTGGAGACAGAGGACATGAGGAAGGAGTACAAACTTCACTCAATCAGTTACGAGGAACGCATGGGATTGCACAACTCTCTGATATTGTTATAGGTTGTGAGAGGAATCAACAGAGTGAGGATAATCCTAACCTAACTACTGTTAGAATACTTAAAAACAGATGGACAGGAGAGACAGGAATTTGTAATGCTTTAGAGTATTCAAAAGATACTGGAAGAATGATTGAAGTATCTCAAGAAAATTTTACACTCGAAGAGGAAGAAGAAAATAAAGACTTTTAATTGGAAGGGTAAAAATGGAAGAGGTTATTTTAGATATAGAAACTGATGGTCTATTAGATACTGTTACTAAGGTGCATTTAATTGTGTACCGTAACATATCCACAGGAAATCTTGTCATAGCAGAAAATAAAGAAGATATTAAAATTGCTTTGGAAGATTTGAAAGATAAAAAAATAATAGGTCATAATATATTAGGTTTTGATTTAATTGTATTAAAAAATCTACATGGATTTACTATCCCTATAGATCAGATTTTAGATACATTGATCCTATCAAGATTAATCCACCCAAATCTTAGAGAATCAGATTCAAAGGTTAGAAAAATTGAAGCTAAACTTTGGGGAAGTCACTCATTAAAAGCATGGGGAGAGAGATTAGGTTCATTTAAAGGTACATATAATCAACAAGAAGATGCCTTTAAGGAACTTACTCCAGAAATGAGAGATTATTGTGTAAATGATGTTCATTTAACTGAGATTTTATATGAAAGTTTCATTGCAAATTTCCCACCTAAAGATACCATTAAAATGGAACATCAAATATCCAACATCTGTCTAGCTCAAGAAGAGCATGGCTTCACTTTTGATGAACAAAATGCAGTCCTACTTTATAGTGAGTTAGCTGATAAACGATCTAAACTAGCTAAGAAATTAGGTGAGGTGTTTGGATCATGGATAATAGATGAAGGTCTACGAAAGAATGGGACATATTCAAAAATAAAAATTGTAGATTTTAATCCTAATTCTCGTAAGCATATAGCTAAACGATTGCAGGAACTAAGAGGGTGGAAACCTAGAGAATTCACACCTTCCAATGAACCTAAAATTGATGAAACTGTTTTAAATAAATTAGAATATCCAGAAGCAAAATTGATGTCTCGGTATTTTATGTTAAATAAAAGGATTGCCCAATTAGCAGAGGGGAATCAAGCTTGGATTAAACTTTGTAATCAAGGTAAACTACATGGAAAAGTTAATACAATGGGAGCGCAAACTTCGAGGTGTTCTCACTCGCATCCAAACCTCGCTCAAGTTCCGAATCTTAACGCACCCTATGGGAAGGAATGCCGAACATTATTTCGAGCAGATCCAGAGATGGAACTTTTGGGCATTGATGTATCAGGTTTGGAATTGCGTTGTCTTAGCCATTACCTTGCTAGGTATGATGATGGTGCATACGGTAAGATGTTACTGGAAGGCGATATTCATACGACTAATCAAAAAGCCGCAGGATTATCTACAAGAGATCAAGCAAAGACTTTTATATATGGGTTTCTGTATGGCGCAGGAAATGAAAAAATTGGTCAAATCGTGGGGAAAGGGAAAGGAGAAGGTGCGAAATTAAAGAAAGAATTTTTAACTAAGATACCTGCTCTTAAAGCTTTACGAGATGCAGTTCAAAAGAAGGCCGATAAGGGTTTTATCATAGGGTTAGATGGTAGGAAAGTACCAGTACGATCCTCTCATTCAGCACTTAATACATTACTTCAATCAGCAGGAGCCATCATTTGTAAAAGATGGATTGTTGAGATGCACTCCCTACTACAGAAAGAGTTTAAGTACGGAGAAGATTATGCACAAGTAGCTTTCGTGCATGATGAAGTACAACTTTCAGTTAAAGGAAAGTATGTTAAAAGAATTGGAGAACTTGGAATTAAAGCAATCTCCATTGCAGGAGAGAAATATAAATTCAGGATTCCACTCACAGGAGAATATAAATCAGGCTCCAGTTGGGCAGTCACACATTAATCCTACTCAATTCGGATTAGCAGGTGAAGCTTTAGTAAAGTATCTTTTACACATGTGGGATTATTCTATGTGTACTCCTTTAGATACTTCAGCATCCTTTGATCTTTTAGTTAAAGGTGAAAAAGATTGGGTAACTGTTCAAGTGAAACATTCAACTAGAGAGAATGTAAAATTAAAAAGGAATAAACATGAAAGTGGTAAACTGATTTCCGACCCATACAAACAGGGAGATTTTGATTATTTATTTGTATGTAAGTTTCCATATATTTATATTGTACCATTCAGTCATATAAAAACAATAACATGTTTTTCATTTAATATGTATGAAGCATATCGTCATGATCTAATGGATCAAAGAACATATGTAAATAAAGTAATCTTAGAAAAGGAAGAGAATAATGAGAGAATTACTAATTGATGCAGATATATTTGTATACAAGGCTACTCGTCTTTCTGAAAGAGAAATTAATTGGGAAGGTGATTCTTGGACTTTACATTGTGATATGGCAGAAGTTAAAACAATCATTGATGATCAAATAAATAATGTTCAAGAAGCAACTAAAGCAGATAAAGTAATGTTATGTTTTAGTGATAAAAATAATTATAGAAAAGAAGTTAATCCTGAGTATAAAAGTCATAGAAAAGGTGGAAGAAAACCTATGTGCTTTATACCTGCTTTAGATTATTGTAAAGAAACTTATCCTTTTAAAGTTGTTAAATGGTTAGAAGCAGATGATGTAATAGGAATCCTTGCAACTACACCATCTAAAGATGAAAGAATTATAGTTAGTCAAGATAAAGATTTACTAACAATTCCGGGTAAGCATTGGGATTTTAAAGAAGAATGTATTTTTGATTGGGATGAGGATAAAGCAGATTACAAATTCTTCTATCAAACATTGGTTGGTGATTCAACTGACAACTACAAAGGATGTCAAGGAGTAGGACCAATATCTGCCGGAAAAATTTTGGACGGAAATACAGGTTCAGTTTTAGATATGTGGGAGATTGTACTAGAATCTTATTTGAAATCTGGACAAACTTTAGAGGATGGAATTCGTAATGCAAGAATGGCAAGAATTCTTAGACATGGTGAGTACAATTTTGATAATAATAAAATAGTTTTATGGACTCCACAAGGTAAAGCAAAATATTTTAAGGAAGGAAAAATTATATGACTAATTATTCAGCAGATCAAGAAGAAAGAGAACGCACCGAAGAAAGAGTAGAACGGTGGAAGAGAGCAATGAAGGAGACAGGCACCAATGATCAACAGAATATTAAAGATATTCTAAAAAGAACAAAAGCTTGTCAGCAATGGGACGCTCAGACACAATCCTATGTAGAAGTCTACGAAGATGAGGAAGTAACTAACCCAAAACATTATGATAAGGTAGGCTTTGCTATCCAACCTATTGAGTACATAACTAAGAATGAGTTAGACTTCTTGGAAGGTAACGTAATAAAGTATGTCTCTAGATACCAACATAAAGGAGGTGTGAATGATCTCCTAAAAGCAAAAACGTATATTGAATTTTTAATAAAAAGAGAAAGGGAAAGAAATGAATGACGAATATCTACCTACACAATACCAACAGTACATTCATCTATCTAGATATTCACGTTGGGATTATGAAAAGAAAAGAAGAGAGACTTGGGAAGAGACAGTATGTAGATATTTTAATTTCTTCAGAGAACACTTAGAAAAGACATGCAATTATCAAGTCACACCTAAAGTTTTAAAAGAATTGAAAAGTGCAGTTTTAAATCTTGAGATAATGCCTAGTATGCGTTGCTTAATGACAGCAGGTCCGGCTTTAGATAAAGAAAATATTGCAGGTTATAATTGTGCTTACCTACATATAGATTCTCCACGTTCATTTGATGAAATATTATATGTTCTAATGAACGGTACTGGAGTAGGCTTCTCAGTTGAAGCTAGGTATATTGAGAAACTACCTATCATACCTAATGAAATACATCCTACTGATACATTAATACAAGTTAGAGATTCCAAACTTGGATGGGCAAAAGCTTACCGAGAACTAATTTCTTTACTCTATGTAGGAGTTGTACCGGAATGGGATTTATCAAAAGTTAGACCAGCAGGATCAGCACTTAAAACATTTGGAGGTAGAGCAAGTGGACCTGAACCTCTGGATTCCTTGTTTAAATTTACTGTTGATAGTTTTAAAAAGGCTGGAGGTAGAAGATTAAAACCTATTGAGTGTCATGATATTATAACTAAGATAGCTGAAATAGTTGTGGTAGGTGGAGTAAGAAGAAGTGCTTTAATTAGTCTCTCAGATTTAGGAGATGATCAAATGAGGACAGCTAAATCTGGAAGATGGTGGGAAGAAAATCCTCAAAGAGCACTCGCTAATAATTCTACTAACTATCATAACAAACCTGATGTAGGAACTTTCTTTCGAGAGTGGACTGCGCTCTATGAATCCAAAAGTGGAGAGAGAGGTATCTTCTCATCGACTAATGCGAAGAAAAAATGTCTTGAATTAGGGGGTAGGAGAGAAGAAAGGGATGACTTTGGTACAAACCCATGCTCAGAAATCATCTTACGTTCTAGAGAGTTCTGTAATCTTTCTGAAGTAATTGTCCGTTCTGGCGATAAAATTAAAGATTTAAAGAGAAAAATCAAGTTAGCTACCACTTTAGGTACATGGCAGAGTACATTAACTAAATTTAGATACCTAAATAGTGAGTGGAGAACTAATTGTGAGGAAGAAAGATTGTTGGGAGTATCTTTAACTGGTATAATGGACAACTCCTTATTAAATAATTTATCATCAGAACTTCCGACTCTATTAAATGTCCTTAAAAAGGAAACTATAAAAACAAATAATGAATGGAGTAAGAAATTAAATATAAATCCTTCAAGTTCAATAACATGTGTTAAACCTTCTGGCACTGTTTCTCAATTAGTAGATTCAGCTAGTGGGATTCATGCTCGTCACTCTTCATATTACATACGGACAGTTCGATCAGATGTTAGTGATCCTATTGCTAAGTATATGATAGAGGAGGGAGTGCCTGTTGAACCTGATATTACTAATCCTAGTAACGTCTCAGTATTCTCCTTTCCAATTAAATCCCCTTCCAGATCTATTATGCGGAATCAATTAACTGCTATTGAACAACTAAAACTATGGATAGTATATGCAAAATACTGGTGTGAACACAAACCATCATGCACAATTTCAGTCAAAGAAGAAGAGTGGCCTGAAGTGGGAGCTTTTATTTATGATAATTTCGATGATATATCTGGGATTAGTTTTCTTCCTTACTCTGATCATGTGTATAAACAAGCACCTTATCAAGAATGTTCAGAAAAGGAATACAGAGATTTAAGTAAGAGAATGCCTACTCTTAATTGGTCTAAACTTACTGATTATGAAACTATTGATTTAACTACTTCATCTCAAGAGTTGGCATGTACAGGGAATTCATGTGAAATTCCTTAAAAACAACCTTTATAGAGAAAAAATTTAATATGTTACATAATAAAATAGGTAATCACGGAACTAATCAAGAATTAATTAATTGGTTAGAGGATACATTCCCCGATAAAATACCTCCATTACGTACAACCTTAGAAGATTTAAGATACTTACAAGGACAGCAAAAGGTTATTGACTTGATTAAATCAACTTATGAAGCAGAACCTTTTGAAACAGAAGATAATAATATTAACATTTTAAATGTGCCTAATTAATAAAGAAAAACAATGAGTGTATTTTCAGAGTTTGTAAAAGATACCGGAGAAGCAATATCTGGTGGTGTTAATGAAGTTGTTGGTGGTGCTGGTGAAGTTATAAGTGGAGCTGTTGAAGGAGGATTTAATGTGTTTAATGAAGCTTCTAGAGCAGCTTTATTTGGAGCATCTTTTACTGAGATGGGTTCATTTGGTCAGAATTTATTTTCCTCACTTCATGGAAGAACAAGTATGTTTACTGATTGGACAGGTGAAACTCTATCATCAACCTCTTCAGGATTAGGACTAGATCAATGGGGTAGAAAAATATCAGACTTAGGTATGATAAATTTACCTCAACAGACAGGAGGGTTTGGTGCGTTCCAACCTTTAAAGGATAGTCTAGACACAGGTATGGGTAAACTCGGACCAAACATTAATTATGCTTTCAATAGAGTAGGTGATGTACTAGATAATGTTGGAGATGCAGGAGAGTACCTAACTGAAACTGGTGGACATATAATTGATTTCCTTAAAGATCCTGCTGATAAGCTAAGAAAAAATAAAGGCGGAGGTGGAGGAGGAGGTGGAAGTAGTTCCTCATCTATTGAAAGAGTTAAAGGATCAGGTAAATTGAGAGGTAAGTCTGCCACTCTTAGATTAAATAAAGGAATGAAAAGTAGAGGAGGTAGATCCTCTCTTAAAATTGGTTATGGTAGTGGAACAGGAGGTGCTAGTAGAAAATGGAGAAAAGCAGAGCACCTAGCAGGTATGCGATCTGATTAATTTTTATAAAAAAAGGAAGGTAAATGTTAAAGATTGTTTCTCAAAGAAAGATCAAAGAGAATTGGAAGAAGTACAAACCTCATATTGAAATAGCTTTTGAGAGTTTAATTAAGGAACATGAATTCACAGATGAAGAATTAGAAAAGTTGTATAAAGGTATATACGAAAGGTTAATGAATCCTTTCAGTAATACTATGCATCTTTGGATCGAAGGAGATGAGGATTATCTTGTACTTACACAACTTCAGACTGATGAATTTACAGGAAGATCTACTTTAGTATTATACTCTTCCACTCGTACTAAAGATGTGGATAAAGATACAGTTACAGAAAGATATTTTGAAGCTTATAAAACTATTACAAAATTTGCCAGAGAAAATAAATGTGTAGGTATGTTTTGTATTAGTGATTTAGATTACTTTGCAGAGTTGGCAAAGGAAACCCAAGAATGGACTAATGTTGTGACTCGTTACCAGTTCTATTTTCCCTTAAATTAAAATGAAAATATATACAGAAATAAATTATCAATGGCTAGATGGTCAACTAGTAAAAACAGATTCTAAACACTTTGAATATAATGGAGAAGTTAGTCGTTGTATGCCCGGAGTAGCTTCAGGTATTGCTTCAGGTGTTTCAGGTATAGGAACAGCAGCATCAGGAATAGCAAGTACAGCAACTGGAACTGCTTCTCAAGGAGTAGCTGATGTTGCCGGAGCAGTAGGTCAAGGAGCAGAAACAGCATTAGAAAATGTAGGTGAAGCAGCAGGAGCAGTAACTAACGAAGCTGGTTCAGTATTAAATTCAGCTACTGAGACAGTAGGAGATGCAATGGGAGCAGTAGGTGATGTTGCCGGAGCAGTAGGAGATGTGGCTGGAGAAGCAATAGGAGCAGGGATGGATGAATTAGGAAGAGTTCCCGGTAATGTATTAAAAATTGCAAAGAATCCTTTAGGAGCTATTACAGGTGGTGCAATGAATATGACCGAAGGAGTTGGAGCAGGTGCAACGGCAATAGGAGATGGTGGAAAAGGTGCTCTAGGAAAACTCAGACAAAATAATCCATTCTTAGCCGCTAAAAAAGGTAAAAAATCAGGTAGAGGTTCCGCTAAATTTAGACGGCCTACCTCTTCTTTAGGTAAAATTAATAAATAATAATCATTAATGGAAACTATTAGCGTTAATTCCTTTGAAGGGGAAAAACAAGGTAAAGTAGCTGGAATGTATACTAACCTTTCTTCAGGTCGTTGGACATTTTTAGATAGAGCAAGATTAGCATCCGAAATAACCATACCATCCTTATTACCTGTTGATGGACATACAGGCTCTTCAATTCTACCTACTCCTTATCAATCTATAGGAGCAGAAGGTATAAATAATTTATCTAGTAAGTTATTACTTTCCTTACTTCCCCCTAATGCACCCTTTTTTCGTTTAGTTATAGATGATGCCGAATTAGAAGCTTTAGTATCAGAACAAAAAGGACAAGCTGAAGAGGCTTTAGCAAAGATTGAACATATGGTAATGCAGGAAATTGAAGTGAGAGCATTTCGAGTTCCTATATCAGAAGCACTAAAACATTTACTTATTGCTGGTAATGTTTTAATTCATTTACCTGATAAAGAAAAGATGAGAGTCTTTAAATTAGATAGGTATGTGGTTAAACGAGATTCAATGGGTAATGTTTTAAAGATAATTATAAAAGAATCTCTTTCTCCTTTATCCCTTCCAGATAACGCAAAGCAATTACTTCCCGCACCAGAAGAAGATGAAATTTCAAATTCTACTGTAGATCTTTATACTTGTGTATATTGGTCAGGTAAAGTTTGGAAAGTTCATCAAGAATTAGAAGGAGAAGTAGTACCCGGAAGTGAAGGTACGTATCCTAAAAATAAATGTCCCTTTCTTGCTCTTAGATTTACCCATATAGATGGAGAAGATTACGGTAGAGGATTTGTAGAAGAATATATTGGAGATTTAAAATCTTTAGAAACTTTAACGAAAGCTATAGTAGAAGGAAGTGCGGCAGCTTCTAAAGTTTTATTCTTGGTTAGACCTAATGGATCAACCAGAATTAAAACACTAGCCGACTCTCCAAATGGTGCTATTGTAAGTGGAGATGATCAAGATGTTTCTACATTACAGTTACAAAAATCTGCTGACTTCCGTGTAGCACAAGAGACGATTAGAACATTAGCAGAAAGATTGTCACGTGTGTTCCTTATGAACTCTTCAGTTAGAAGGGATGCAGAAAGAGTTACAGCAGAAGAAATTAGAATTGCATATCAAGAATTAGAGATAGCATTAGGTGGAGTATATTCTATTCTATCTCAAGAGTTTCAACTTCCCTTGGTTCAACTCATTATGAACAAAATGCAAAAGGAAAAGAAGTTACCGAAGTTTCCTGATGAGTCTTTGAAACCTATGATAGTCACAGGTGTTGAGGCACTTGGACGTGGACAAGACTTAAATGAGCTAGCAGGATTCTTACAACATTTATCACCTCTTGGACCTGAAGTAGTTCAGAGAGAGTTAAATGTAGGTGAGTATATTGATCGTTTAGCGGCTTCACTTGGGATTGATTCTCAAGGGTTGTTGAAAACCGAGGAACAGAAACAACAAGAACAACAAGCAATGCAACAACAACAAGAACAGGCAATGCAACAACAAATGGTAGCTAAAGTAGCAACTGATGTAGCACCCGAACTTGCTAAAGGAGCAATGCGACAACCTAATTAAGGAAGGAAATTATGGCAGATACAAACGTAATAGAAACACACGAAGATCAAGCTCCTGAAAGTCAAGAACATATACAGGAGATGATTGATAAAGCTGAAAGAGTCCAGAGTGTACCACGTAATGATGGACAACCTACATGGTTGCCTGAAAAATTTGAGAGTCCAGAAGATTTAGCAGAAGCTTATTCTCAACTGGAACAGAAATTATCTTCACGTGACACTCATCAGACAGAAAATGTAGAAGTTAAAGAACCTTCCTCATCTCCTCAAAATGCCTCTATAAATGAAGTAAGTGAGGCACTCGGAAAACAAGGAATAGATTTTAATAAATACGCATATGAATATGCTCAAAATGGAACAATAAGTGATCAATCTTATGGGGAACTAGAACAGCAAGGACTCTCTCAAGATGTAGTAGATACATGGATAGCTGGACAGCAAGCTATTGCAGATCAAACAGTTGCTCAAGCTCATGAAGCAGTAGGTGGATTAGATGAATATAATTCATTATTAGAATGGGCAGGTAATGCATTACCAGAAAAAGAAATAGACGCTTTTAACCGTGCTATAGAAAATCCTAATGTAGATGATGTAGTTTTCACTATCAAATCCTTACATGCAAGGAGAATGATGGAGGATGGACAAGCACCAACACTTTTGCAGGGTGATACTGGAGGAACAAAAGTAGGCTCTTTTCAGTCCGTAGCTCAACTGACTAAGGCTATGAATGATCCTCGTTATCAAAAAGACCCTGCTTATAGGGATGAAGTGACATCTAAATTATCACAATCATCCATTATGTAACACTCCTTAATACTACAGACATAGTAAATAAAGCCCATTGAGGTGGATAACTTTGATTGAACAGTTGTGGTTATAAACGGAGACTTTTATAACTAAATGCTGGAAATAAATCTAGCTTAACTTTAATCAAAAAGGAATAAAATGGCACTTCAAGGAGCCTCAAACGCTTTGAATGCTGCTGCTCAACGTAGTGGTCAAAGCCACGCAGATGGTGACGTAAGGAATTTATATTTAAAACTTTACGCAGGTGAAGTCATGACAGCGTTTCAAACAAGAAACATCATGATGAACCATTGCCGAGTCCGTTCAATTAAGAATGGTAAATCTGCACAATTTATTATAACAGGGAAGTACCGAAATGCAGAATACCATACACCCGGTAATGAGATCATGCCGGATGTGGTATCGAAAAATCTAGAAAGGGTAGTCTCTGTTGATGATCTTTTAATAGCTGCTCAATTCATCCCTAATATTGATGAGGCTATGCAACATTTTGACATTCGTTCGGTCTATACACAGGAATCAGGTTATGCTCTTGCAAAAGCGGCTGACCAGAATATCCTTCGTATGGCTGTAAAAGCGGCACTGTCAACTAATCAGCAACGAGCAAGTAAACTAATTCAAGATTACGATCCTCTTGCTTCTACTAAACTTACAGATGAAGATTTTACAGAGAATGTAGCTTTTGCGGCTAACTTCGCTAATTCAAAGAAAGCCGCCTATTTCATGGAAGGCTTAATCGAAGCCAAGCGTGTCTTAGAAAGTGCGGGTGCACCTCTTGAAGATCTTATTTGTGTAATGGCTACCGATCAATATTACTCATTATTTAAGACAGTATCAAATAGTGAAGCTGTCTCAGCTTTGACAATGTTTAATAGAGATGTTGGTGGAGGCGGATCAGTTAAAGATATTGATCTTCCAATGATTGCAGGAATTCCTGTAGTTAGAACTCCTCATCTTGGATCTTTAGGTGCTTCGGCATGGACAGGTTCATTGTGGAATACCGCTAACCCTGCTGTTTCAACTGGTCAAGCACCACTTGCAAACACGGCAGGATCAGGTAGGGCTGCTCATTATAATTTACCAGCAGAGTATTCTGGTGTTGTAAATGATGGAAGTAATAACGGCCCTGTTGCGGGTCGAGATGCGACTTCTACTGTAAACTTAGAGGACGAATCTTTAAAAGTTCGTGCTATAGTTATGCACAAGGATGCTGTAGCTACTGTGAAACTGATGGATCTTTCCGTTGAGTCTGAATATCAGATTGAACGCCAAGGTACTTTGATTGTTTCTAGGTATGCAATGGGTCATAACGTACTACGTCCAGCAATGGCAGTAGCACTTACGGCTCCGGCATCTTAATCTAAATAGAGGGCAACAGGAGGTTCTCTTCCAAACGGAGTGGACCTTCCTCTCTCCATTGCCTCCTGCTCTGCCCTCTTTTCTTATATATAAATATATGGCAACACTAACATCAACTTCAAAATTAGATGCTGTCAATTCAATTCTAATTGGTATAGGTGAAGCACCTGTAAACACATTAGGATCAGGATTACAGGAAGCAGAAATTGCTGAAGTTACTTTAGATAATGTAAGTAGAGAAGTACAATCAAGAGGATGGACTTTTAATACAGATCTCAGATACACATTATCAAAAAACTCAGACGGTATAATAAATTTACCTTTAAATTGTTTGAAAGTAGATGTGACCTCAGTTCTTAGAGATTATGATACAGATGTAGTTGAAAGAGATAGGAAATTATATGATAGAGTTAAAAATTCTTTTATATTTACAGAAGATATTGAAACAGATATAGTAGTTCTTTTAGAATTCCACGAACTTCCTGAGAACGCTAGAAGGTTTATTACTCTAAGAGCCGCTAGAAAATTTCAAGAAAATATTTTAGGATCATCAACTCTTTCACAACTTCAAGCAGATGAAGAACAGAATGCTCTTTTTGCTCTGAGAGAAGCAGAAGCAGAAGTAGGAGATTATACTATATTTGATCAGTATGATACTTACCGTCATTTAGATAGACACATAAATACAACTAATTCTACACTAACATAATATGGCATTAGTTTCCAAATCAATACCCAATCTTATTAATGGTATATCTCAACAACCACCAGAAATAAGATTACCTTCACAAGCGGAAGTTCAAGAGAATGGACTTGCTTCAGTAGCTAAAGGATTAGAAAAAAGACCGGGTAGTGAGGTAGTTCAAAAATTAAATTTTACACCTACTGGTTCTTACCTTATTCATTCTATACGTAGAGATGAGAATGAGTCATATACTATTATTTTAGGTAAATCTGGAACAACAAAATTCTTAAAAATATTTGATAGTGCAGGTAATGAGATGCCTGTGCAAGGAAGTAATAATGCTCAAACTCCAACCTTTGCTACATTAGCCGATTCCCACCTTTCGTATTTCTCTGAAGTAACCGACTTTGCAACCGAAGTTAAGGCTACTACAGTTACCGATACCACCTTTTTTGTTTCCAATAATAAAGTAGTCACACGTGCTGGTGCAGATAATAAAACATCTCGTCAAGATAGTGGAAGTTACCTATCTTCACGTGGCTCAGATGGACTAGCTTCTAGTTCTTATGAAGCTTTAGTATATGTTAAACAAGGTGGATTTAATAGTAAATATGTCATTAAAATTAAAGTTGGTAGTACATTTTATAAAGTTGCTTATCAAACTCCAGCCACACAACCAGTAACAAACCAAGAATATATTGGTACTGATACCATTGCAAAAGTATTAAAAGAGGGAGACGGTGCTCTTGATGGAACTGGATGGGGATCATTCGATGCCACAGATGCCGCAGAGTTAAAAAAGACAGGTTTTGGTGGTAGAAAACCAGCAGAAAATTTAAACGAAGATGGTGATGCTGATCCAGATCATTGGAATGGATTTGATGATGTTGGAGGTATGCCTTCAGGTATGACTTGTACACTAAATGGTAGTGTATTACATTTCAAACATACTTCAGATTTTTCCATTACCACAACTGACTCTCATGGTGATACAGATATATTTGCTGTAAAGGGTGCAATAGGAGAAGGTTCGGTTCGTAGTTTTAGTTATTTACCTGCCGAGAATGTCCCAAAAGATTTTGTTACTAAAGTATCAGGAGATGATACTGAACAAGAAGATGATTTCTATGTTAAATATGAAGCAGATGATTTAGGTAAAGGAGTATGGAAAGAGTGTATCGGACCATCCTTAGATCAACATTTTGATTTCGAGACTATGCCACATAGGTTAGTCAGGTTATTTGATGATTCTAAAATAACTTCTACAAATCCTTTAGGAATAACATTTGTATTTGAAGCAGTTACTAATACTACAGATGCAAGTAGGACTGTTGATAGTGTTTCTAATACTGACTACTCAAGAATTGGATGGAATGCAAGATTAGCTGGTGATGATAATGGTAATCCATTTCCATCTTTTGTGGGAGGTACAATAACTGACATATTTTTCCATAAAAATAGAATTGGATTTTTAAATGATGAGAATGTAATTTTTAGTGAGGCTGGAAACTATTACAACTTTTTCCCTCTAACTGTGATAACTGGTTTAGATAGTAACCCGATAGATGTTACCGTATCAAATGATAAAGTCTCTCTTCTTAAACATGCTGTACCTTTTAGTGAATCACTTCTCTTCTTCTCAGAACTTCAACAGTTTAGATTAGGAGATCAAGGCTCTCTTTCTCCCGCTACTGTTTCTATAGATGTTACTACCCAATTTGAAACAGATGCACGTGCTAAACCTGTGTCAGTAGGAAGATATGTTTTCTTTGCCTTTCAAAGAGGAGAATTCTCTGGTATTAGAGAATATTTTGTAGATAATAGAAAAGAAGTGAATGATGCTGTGGAAATAACCTCTCATGTTCCACAATATATACCGGGAAAAATAACTAACTTAGTATCTTCAAGTAACGAGTCAATTCTAGTTTGTCAGAGTAGTACAGAAAAACAGAATTTATACATATATAAATATTATTGGCAAGCTCAAGATAAAATTCAATCATCTTGGTCAGTATGGAATTTTACTGATGAAATACTTAACTGTCAATTTATAGGCTCAACATTACAGATATTAATTAGTAGACCAGATGGTGTATATTTAGAAAATGTAAATCTTTCTACCGACTCTTCTGTTGCAGTTATGGAAGATAAGACTCCAGTTCTTCTAGATAGAAGAGTAAAGATAAAATCTTCTACAAGTGTAGACACATTCTCTGATCTTCCTTATACAGGCGTTAAGGATCTTACAATTACTACAGCCGGAACAGGATATACCGCAGGTGATTTAAATATTTCAGGAGGTGGAGGAACTGGATTTACAGGAACTTTTACTGTAGGAGGAAGCGGTGAGATAGCTACTGTAACTATCACTAATAAGGGAAGTGGTTATACTTCTCTACCTACAATAGGCTTTTCTACAAGTACAAGTGGAACTGTGGCTGTAGTTACTCCTACTATAGAATTACCTTCTGATATAGTATATGTAAATCAGAATGCACAGAAGATTGCACAGGCAGATGTCGATACACGGATAGTAGCAGGAGATACTATATATGCAGGTGTACCATTTATATTCAAATATGAATTCACTAGGTTTCTATATAAAGCAGAGGATACCGCAGTACAAACTGCAAAACTACAATTAAGGAATATAAATATATTATATAATAATACTGGATTCTTCAAATTAAGTGTCGATGTTTCCCCATATAATATTAATGTTCCTGATCCAGACAATGTAGGATCTACTAAATCAATAACACCTCGTAAATCTTACAATAAAACATTTAGTGGATTTATAACCAACAGTTCTCAGATTGGTGAATACAAACTATTATCTGGAACATTTAAGAGTTCGATACTTTCTAATTCGTATAATTGTAAAGTTTCTTTAACTAATGATGAATACTTACCTTGTGCATTCCAAAGTGCAGAATGGGAAGGATTCCTACACATGAGATCTAGGAGAATATAGATGAAAATTTATACAGAAGTTGTATATTATTGGGATGATGAAAAAGGAGAATTAGTTAAAGAATCCGAAAAATCCTTCGATTATGAAGGTCCAATGACTTTAGCAGAACCAATAAGTATGGGAACTGCGGCAGCAGTAATGGCTGCTGTTCAATTAGGTATGTCTTTATATGGTGCTTACACAGGCCAAATAGCCCAAGAGGAGGCAGAAGAAGCAGAAAGAAAAAGAAGAGAACAACTTAAAATATTAGGTATACAAAAGTTCAAACAACAGCAAGGTATAGCATTAAATACACTATCTCAAATAGACAGAGCAGATAGTAGAGAAGCTGAAATTGAACAAAATATATTATTTGAACAAGCTTTAAAAAAGAAAAGATTAGAAGGTACATTGGCATCAGCAGATCTTATTGGAGGTGCTAGTACTAAATTTCTAATGAATAGAACATCTGGAGATATTTTACGAGGTACTGAAGCTATCAAACAAGATTTTAATATTAAAAGAGTTAATACATTGTTTAAGAAAGAATCAGTAATGGAAGGACTTAAAACAGATAGACTTAATATGGAGTATGCTATAGCTGGTTTAACACCTCCAACTGGTACTGATAGAACAGCTATGTATTTATCAATGGTTAATTCAGGATTGAGTTCAATGCAAACATACTATAAGTATAAAGATATAAACTTTGGATCACCAGAAACTTCAAGTCCTACAAATGTTGGAAATCCCATGGGTTATAGGTAGAAAGGAATATTATAAATGGCAGAACAATCATTAGTTAGTCAACAAGGATTTGAACCTAGCGTTAGCACTAAACAAATAAATCCTCAAGGTAGTATAAATGCTAGTGATATTCAATCAGCATACAATAGAAAAAAGGATGTCGCTAATCAACTACTCAGCTTGAGCACGACTTTTGTACAGGGTGTTGGAAGTAAATTAGAATATGATAGAGCAGTAGACCTAGCAGAGAGAAAGGTAGATAAAGAAAATATTCATTCAGCAGAAATACTAGGAAGAGAGATGGCTGCTTCTAATAAAGAATGGAATTCTAGTACTGCAAGAGATATAATATTAAAAAGTATAAAATTTAGAAAAGATAATCCTAAATTATTAAAGCAAATGGAGCACGGGTTCCATTTAAAACAGGGTGAAGTATCTTTATCAACATGGAATTCTAAAATAAAAGATAATTCTGAAGGTGCAGTTGAATCGAAAGCTAGAGAATGGTTACAAAATAGACAATTGGGAGTTCCTACGGTTGTAACAGATCTAAGAGGAGAACAAATTACTCAAAGAGTACCTTTTGATAAAGACTTTCCAACATTTTTAGGAGAATGGATTGAAGATACTAGAATAAGAGATCTAGAATACTTACTCACTAAAAATCCATATATAAAACATGTCCTAGCTAAACAAGGAAATAGGATAAATTATGATAGTGTGTATTCAGAAGGTGCTAAATGGTTCAAAAAGTACAAAGTAACAGAAAAAAATGTAAAAGCCGATGAATTACTTAGGAATCAATATCCACTAAGACGTTTAACTATACAAGAGTGGGTTGGTTCTAGTAGAAAGAAATTTAGAGAAGCTACAGGTGAAACTAGAGATGAGGCAGATTTAAGAATACTAGATATTTACAGAGGTTACTTACTAGAAGAAGCTGCATTAGGAGGTGATCCTAATAATTTGAATCCTCACAATGGTTTGTATACCACCATAGATCACTTTTTAAAAGATAGTCCTAAAGATGGAGTCTCTTTATTAGTTGCTACAGGTACAAAAGATAAGGCTAAAGAACTATTAACTTTACTTGATAAAGTAAGAGATGCCGCATGGAATGTTCAGAAAAACAAGACTAAGAATCAAGATGCCAAAACCCTTTTACTAAAACAACAAAATGGAAGTAGGTTAGTAAGAGGCTTCTTACAAGAAGGTATAAGTGCTAAAGGATCTAATCAAATTAGTAAAATTATAGAGAATCTAGGTGAAGAGATAAACAAACCATCAAGTCCATTATACGATGGTAGTACTATGACAGGAAGAATGACTGTTACTTCTTTACAAAAAGAATTACAAGCATTAATGAAAGAAAAAATAGCCGTAGAAAGAACTAAACAACCATTAGGATCTGATCAAGAAAAAGAGAAAGTAGAGACTCTTCAAATGATGCACAAAATAAACGAAGAGTTTACAAATGATAGTATATTTGCAACAAAAAGTTATGAAAATAAAAAATTACAAATAGAAAACGTAATACAAAAGTTAAAAGACTTAGAAGATAGGTTTATAAATAAAGAGGAAGTGGGATATGAATGGAAAGGATACCTAGAATTTAAAAAGAAATTTACTGATAGTAAAAATGTATTATACAAATTAAAAAGAGATTTACAAAATGCTGAAATTGATAAATTAGATGATAGTAAATTAGAAAAAAGGAAAACCGTTAATTTAAAAAAAATACAAGAACAAACAGCACATAGTAATAAACGAAGAAGTCTTACTGAAACATTAATTAATAATCATTTAGATACTTTTCTTCAGACTGGAAGCACTACTGAGGTAGATGAGATTAATAAAATTTTAGCATACACTATGACTGTACTATCAGCTAATAGTGACAATACAGATACTATATCAACTACATCACCTTTACGTAATGGCACACAAATTTCTAAAATTAGACAAAAAATAAGAACTATAAAAACTCAAAGAAAAAATAAAATAGAAGCTGATAAAGGTAAACCAGTTCAGTCTAATCTTACGACATATGAGAGTCTGAATAGGAAAATAGATTCTTTACAGAACATTTCACGTGATAAACTATTTGATGAGAATGGAAATCCTATTAAAGAAATAAAAGATATTAATAATGATATATATACTGCTTATGAAAGTAAACAACTTTCTGATTCCCATTTTACAAGGTTAAATAGTTTGATGGATGGAATTCAAGATAATTCATTACAAGTACTAGATGAACAGTACGGTACAAAAAGTACTTTTGATAGTGCAGAAACATCTTTAAGATTGTTAGTTACTGGATCTGCTGATCAAGGTATAGATACCATTTTAGATGGAGATTCTTTAAACATATTTCATACCTTAAATACACATCTTCATAATTTCGATCAAACATTAAAAAGAAAGTGGCCTAGTATATTTGGAGTAGGAGCAAGTCCACGGAATCATCCTATCAGAAGAGCAGTATTAGAAGGATATGTGAAAAATATGTCAGGAAAAACGTCTGGCGGAGATTTAAAAGAATTATATCGTATAGATGCAGTATCAAGTGATAACGAACCTATATTTAATGATAAAGAAAAAGAAATCTTTAATTATATGCTATCTGAAGGAACTCAGACTGACTTATGGAAGAAAATAAAGTTTTTAAATATATCTGGGACTGGGGAAATATCTAATATTACTGGAAATACTGGAAATACTGGAAATACTGGAACTAATACATCTACTACCAATATAAATAAGACGATTCAAAATCAGACAAAAGTAGAATTAAGAGACAGAAATGCAAAATGGTTTGGAAAAGTAGGAGATAATATAGATGAATTTCTACAAATTGGCAATTAAATTAGGAGAAAAATGGCAGAACTTTTAACAGATAATTCAACTGATACACTCCCTGACCCAAATATTGAAGGCGCACCTGCTCGTCCTGTAGAATTAGAACAAAAAGAATTGGATGATGTATATCCTCCGGGGAGTGATGAGAGAGCAGCTATTGATAATGTTCCTACTATCACACCTTCTTCTGATCAACAAGACCTAATGGTTAGTCAGATGCAAGAATCTCCAGCACAACTAACAAAGGATATTCCTATTGTTGATGTTGAAGAAGCTGAACCTAAAGAAAAAATATTTAAAGAAATTGATCCTGTACAAACTCAACAGGCCGTATCCTCATTTTTAGAAGGGTTCATTAATCAATCAGGAAAATTTGATCCTAATTCTACTGATAAAGATCCATCTCTTGCAGGTAAAACTGCTAAAGAATTACTAAGTTACATAGAAGAAAGAGAAAATTCAACAGGTAAAGAATCTTCAATAACTCAAGCATTAAAAAAAGAATTAGCAATAATAGCAAATAAAGAGGAAAAAAACTGGTTTGATTGGACTATATATCATGGGTATGATCAATTAAAAGGTATCAATCATATGGCCTATCAAGCATTTATGATGGATAAATGGTCGCCATTGAACGAACCACCTCGACCTGAGACTACTGGAGGAAACATAGCAGGTGGTATAGCACAAGGTGGATTTAGTTATGCTGTGGGAGCATACGTAGCACCAGCTCAATTTATAAGTAAGACTATCCCTGCTTTAGAAAGTTTTGTTTCTTTACCAGCAATTAAAACCGTCCTTGAAATGGGTGTTGGAGAGTCTTTAACTCTTCCATCCGATTGGAGAACTTCATCAGTACTTCGAGATATGTTTGGTATAGATGATGGTATTATTGGAAAATTAGCAGCATCAGAAAATGAAAATATATTTGATAGGACTTGGAGGAATGCTGTGGACGGTATGCTTCTTACTGCTTCATTCCAAACAACTGCTAAATTAGTTGTTCCACCTTTACTAAAATTTGGAAAGAAATTATACAAAACTGGAGCATTCGTAACAGATAAATTAACAGATGTTAAACCTTTTAAAAGCTTATTAAATTCATTAAAAGGACTTCAACGAGATTTTGAAGAGTTGTATCCTAAAGAAATTGTTAAACCAGATAAAGATGTTTCTATTAAGGAAGGAATTCAAAGTTTAAAAAATAAAATAAAAGAAGAGAAAACAGGGAAACCTGTTGAGACTGTATTTGAACCTCTTGAGATGGCTCCTCCTCTTCATAGGGATACTCCTCCTATAGTCGATGTGGGAGGATTTAAGTATGAAAATCCAACAGTACCTCCAATACCTAAAGAAAAACTACCTCCCGAAGCTTTTGTAACTGAACGTCAATTAACTTTAAAGAATATTTCTAGTGAAAAAGTCAAAAAGAAATTTAAAGCTAATAGAAAGTTACCACCCAATACTACTGTAGAAGTACGTCCTACTATAGCACCTGCTGATATGTTAAATACTAAAGCAGGTAAAAGAGTCTTAGTAACTGTCCATAAGGATTCTAAAAATACACAAACACCGGGAACTGTTCTTGGATATGATCATGCAGTAACTTTAAGAAATGTAGAATTTAAAGTTAATCAAGAAGCACGTTATTCCATAGCATCTGGAAAATCTACTAAATTTCCAGCAATGACAGCTAGAGGAGATATAATCCAAACAAAACCTGTATTTGAAGGTATAGAAGTTAATTTTAATCCTAAAGATGATCATTTATTTAGGGTTGTAGAGAATGGTTTAGCTATCAGAAGTGCAGAAGAAGCTATAGTATTTGATAAAAGAGTATTAGTTCGAGGAAAAGTTACATATTGGGATAAAGCTTCTGCTCCTAAACCTAAATTTAATAAGAAAAGCAATACTCAATTTAAGTATGAAAGTAGAAAACATGAACAAGTAGCTGATGGAGATACTTCAATTCCTCTCACAGATGCGCCTACAATACCTCCAGCACCTATAATGACACCTGAAGAGGTGGAACATATGCTTGCCTATCCTTTAGATACTACAAAAGAGATTGGTAGACTTAATCTTAATAAAATTATAAATGATAATGATGTTATAAAAACACATAAGCATTTAAGTGATATACTCCCTGAGTATGTACCAATGACCGTTGATCAAATGAAAAGAGGTGCTGAGAAATGGATAGCTGAATTGAAAACTGGTGGAATTGATATAGAACAATTTCTAAAACATTTAGGATCAAAGACTCATGAATTACCTTATCAAGTTCTAGCGGCTAGAATTCTACATGGTGCACAGATTGATAAAGTGACTCAACACGCTAAAGAATATAGTGATGTATATAACTATATGGTTATTTTACGAAATGAACTTAACAATAAAATTAAAAAAGGTGCGGATATTTCTGAAATAGAACTTAAATATAATAATGTAATGTCTGACCTAGACTCTCTTAAAGATGATTGGCTTACAGAATACTCAAAAGGTCATCAAATAACAGGATATTTAAGTGGAGTTAATACTAATATTGCACGTACACAGGTGCAACAAAAAATACCTATTTCTTCTGATATGATTCCTGAGTCTACTAATAAAACATTTAATACAGAAATAGTTTCAGAAAGAATGAAAGAAGAAGCTGAGAGAATACCTGATTATGTTGCTACAGGAGAGAGTACTACAGATATTATAGGAAGATTAAGTAATGATATTATCCAACATACAGAACATAGTCAAACAAGTAGTATGTTAGCAAAACCTATATGGAATCGTTTATTTGAAGCTGGTAATTTTATAAATATAAATGGTTTTCTATCCAATCTAGCTACAACATCAGTAAATGTTGCAGGTACAGGGATGATGAATATGCTTCATTCAACTGAAAAAATTCTAGCAACTGGTTATGGTAAATTAGAAGGTGAACTTATAGGATGGTCAGGAATAGATAAAATATTACCTCAGAATCCAATGGAGGCAGCTTCCTCTTGGGGAGAAACAGGTGCATGGTTCTTTGGAGCTACTCAATCTTTAATTGAAAGTGCATGGTTCACAGAATCTAAAATGTTAAACCGATCTGCTTTAGGGAAAGTTAAGGAATCGTTTATAAAAGGAAAACTAGACGGAGGAGATCACGAATTACAAAGAGCAGGTTTAAGTGTAGGTGAAGAAACTCTTGATATTCCCTTTACAGACATAAAATTAGGAGTTCCTGATCCTATTAGTAAGGCAGCAGTCAATGATATACTAAGACCAATAGGTAATAAAATTGGAATAGAAGATCTATCTTTAAGTGATCAAAGTATAATAACTAAGGCCATACAATCAATAGGAATCACTACAGGAATACCGGGAAGAACCTTATTAGCACAAGATTCTGGATTTAGAGAAATAGCTTATAGACAAGTTATACATGCTTTATCATGGAGAGAAGCAGAAAAAATTGTAGGAAGTGGATCAAGTGGACTAGGAGCTACTTTTAAAGAAAAAAAAGCCACTTATAGAGAAGTTATACAACAATTACCTGAACATATTCATGAAGCAGGAAAACTATTTGCAGAAGCCTCCGTTTTTCAAGGTAAATTAAGTAAGAAGGGATTAGAATATTATATTGGACTACTTGAAAAAGCTAGAAAAGTAGATCTTGAACCGGAAGTAAAAAACTTCTTGTTCAGAGGTTTAGATGAAAATATACTATCCTCCGGTCTGCTATACTATGTCCCATTTATTAAGACTCCATACTTCATTCAAAAAGAAATGATGTGGAATAGAGGTCCAGTACAGGCACTTAGAATTGCTAGAATGTTCTTGACTGATCCCGATGAGATAGCTAGATTTGCGACATCTCCTAGATGGAGGTCTGAAGTAGCCGCAAGGGTAGCTACTGGATCAGGACTTATGGCACTAGGTTACTATGGATACAAAGGAATAGAAACTGAAGAAGGATCAGTACAAATTAACTTAAATAGTGAAGATTCTCAAATTAGAGACTTAAATGAAGATGCTAATAGATTATTACCAGATGTAACTTACAATAACATCTTAAACGGCACTCTCCATTCTATTCCTATAGGAAGAGCAGATCCATTAGCAAGTCCTGTAATAGCGGGTGCGGTGGCTGGTCTGTTTAAAGAGTTAGCCAACGAATTAGAAGCTGTGGAAGATGATCCGGTAGCTTACTCAGAAAAAGTAGATGAAATTTGGGATAAATTAACGTATCAAATCGGGTCGTTTGTTCAAGATAAAACTGTTATGAATGGTATTAAAGAGATTTTCTCTAATCTTCCCGGCCTAGATAATCCTTATGCAGATCCTGCACGACTTATAAATAATTATTTAGTTGATTGGTTATCTCCAACATTTTATAAATCCTTACGAGAAGCTATAGCAAGAGCAAAAAACAATCAACGATTTTTACCACAATCAAGTGTGAAAGAAGTTCTAGTAAAGAAAAATAAAAAAGAATTAGAAAGAGAAATTACCCTTATAGGTGGTAAAAAAATTAAAGTTAATTGGAGTCCAGATAAAATTGCTCAAGCTGATTTCATCATGAAATTAACGAATCAATGGATTGATCGAAAACGTAAATTAATGATTCTAGATACTGAGGTAGATCCTCATGCTGAAGGAAAGGATGGTCCTATTAAACGTGGATGCTGTTGGGCAATAGATCTAGAAGGTAACTTTAAAGGCTTTTCTAATAAAGAAGAAACTTTTTTACAAAGAATATTTGAACAAGTATTATCCTCTATTTCATTTAGAAAAGTAGAAGAAACTAATACAGCATTTTTAGTACGAATGTTTAATTTAGATTATAAACATCCTAAACGATGGACTTCGTATCAAGTTCCTAAGACAAGAGGACATATTCCACTCTCACCATTTCAACAAACTATATGGCTAAGTATTAATGGAGAATTAAATAGAACAGCATTTAATACACCTAGATTTCAGGCAATAGTTGATTCATTAAAACGTAAAGAAGTTCCTTCAGAATCTAAAGTACCTGACTTAGCCGATCCAGCTAAATTCTATGCTCTTCAAAAAGAGATTAAAAATATTTTAATGTCAAATAAATCATTTTCAGCTACTTTAGTCTTAGAAAAACCTGAATGGAAGAGTATACTTGATAAGGCATTAGAAGTGCAATTAACTCAACATCCTGAAATATTATCACAATTAGCTTCCCAAGCTAAACATAAAAATCTAAATGTAGGTAGACAACCTTTTTAATAAAATCTCATGGCAGTAGCATTATCAGAAACAGGTCCATTTAGTTACGATAAATATACCTTAACTTCAACGCAAGCAGAAAATGAACCTGCTAAAAGAACTTTTACCTTAACAAAAGCTGTATTTAATCCTGCTTTACCTGAAACTATAGAAGTTTTAATTGATGGTGTTAAATTAAAAGGAGATGGTACTGCTACAGCCGCAGGAAGCGGTGATGAATTCTATGTCAATAGTGCTACTTCACCTACCACTATGACTATTGAAACAAATACTGTATTAAATGCTACTACTGATAGTACAGTAACTTCATTAGGAACAGGTAATCTTTTACTTATACGAAGAATATCTAATAGAACAACTAAGAATGTTGACTATGCACCCGGATCAGTAATACGAGAAGTAGACTTAGACAATAGTAATACCCAAGTTATTCATATGGCTCAAGAAGCTATTGATATAGCTAAAGGTGGTATTATTTTGGATGCAGATGATAAATTTGATTCTAATAGTAAAGTTATTAAAAGCGTAGCAAATGGAATAGATGATAACGATGCAGTAAATAAAGCACAATTAACAGCTACAGAAGTAACTACCGAAGCTTATAAAGAGGATACAGAGGATTACAAACGAGAAACTGCAGATTGGGCTACTAAGGTTAATGGAGTAGTAAACACATATACAGATGACTCTGCAAATAGTGATGGATCAGAGTACTCAGCAAAAGCTTATTCTGTTGGTGGTACAGGAGTTACAGGAGGAACAAGTAGAGGAGCTGCAAAGGATTGGGCTATTGGTGCGGGTGGAGTAATGGCAACTAAGCCAGATGGTTCAGAATACTCTGCTAAAGAGTACGCACAAGGAGTAACTGCTGCAGGAGGAACTGCAAAGCAATGGGCATTAGGTGGAGGTTCTCATGTAGAAGCTACAGAAGTTATTACAGGAGAATATTCTGCAAAGAAATATGCAAGTAATGCTTCAGGTTTCGCAGATGCAGCATCAGCTTCAGAAATAGCTGCTAGAAATTCTGCAAATGCAGTTACTAATATCTTTGATGATTTTGGTGATAAGTATCTTGGAACAATGTCTAGTTCTGATACTGCAACTACAGGAGCTATTACAGGAGCAACATGGGTAAAAGGTGGATCACAGATTACAAATGTTACTGTAGCTTCAGGAACAGTAGAAAAAGGACAAGTACTTATTGATCCAGATGCAGGAGGTACTGCTGCTGTAGGATGGCCTAGCACAACAACAGTTAGAATAATTGATTACAACTCAGGAACAAGTACTATCACCATAAACCAAGTATTTACTGCTGCAGATTCAGGAGAAAATCTTACTGCTACTGGATATGGAGTGTATGGAGCATACGATACTAACAAAGAAGGTCCAGCAAAAGACAACGACAATGGAAACTTAGTTGATGGTGCGCTTTATTTTGACACTACTAATAGTGTTAATAGTATGCGTGTGTATGACTTAGGAAATACCAAATGGGTTAAAGCTACTTCATCAGGAACAGTTTCAATTAGTGAATTTAAGTTTACTGCAACTGCAAATCAAACCACATTTACAGGAAGCGCAACTAGTGGAGGAACACTAGCATATTCCACTTCTAATCTTATTGTAACTCTTAACGGAGTTGTACTGGAAAATGGAACAGATTATACAGCTAGTAATGGTACGAGTATTGTTCTAGGTTCTGGAGCATCAGTAGGCCATGAATTAAATGTAATTGCTTTTAAGAGCTTTGAAACCGCTGACATGGTTTCCGCAACTAATGGCGGAACCTTTAATAGCAACGTAAGTTTTGGTGATAACAATATTACTAACGTAGGTGATATTGCTCTTGATACAATCTCTTCTGATGCAGGAACCAGCATTGGAGTGACTCTTGGAACAGATGCAGGAGATGATTTTAATGTAGGTTCAGGTAAATTATTAGTAGAAGGTGATACTGGTCTAGTAAGTATTGGAACTGGTGGAGACTTTCAAACATCAACAACAGGAAAGATAAAACAAAAAGGAGCATTTATGCAAAGTAGTACACATCAAAGTTTAGTATTAGGAGGTTAAATGGCAATACCAAGTGGGTCAGGAACAGAAGTTCTTAAACGATTTTATATTAATAATCAATCAAATACTGAAGCTACATTACTTGATGGTGTTGCTAATCATATTTATACCATAATTTCTATAAGTTTTTGTGAAATGTCTAATGTAGATGAAGGGTTAGGTTTAAGTATTCATTATGATGGTGGAGGAACAGCGATAAATTTATTACACGATCAAGCTATACTTGGGAAGCAAACATTCATATACAATGATAAGATTGTCCTAACAGGAACAGATGAGCTAAGATGTGTTTTTACTAATGCAGCTACAGTTGATATTTGGGGTAGCTACATTGACCAAGACTGGACATAGGAGAATGACATGAGTGGAATAATTGGCGGAGCAGGATCGAAGTCTGGTGTCATCGGTCAGACTGAACTGGATTATGAAGAAGGGACTTGGACACCAGTTCCAAATTCAGGGTCTTTTAATACTGTGGGTTATAATTGGTATAGAAAAATTGGTGGGATATGCTTTCTTCAGGCTAGTATTGGTAACATACAAGGTGGTTTTGGTACAATGAGTGGATTGCCTTTCGCAACCAATCCTGCAGGGCCATCGTATGAAAGTGCTGCTGCTGGAGGTTTAATGTTTAATGGCATAAATTTACCCACTGGTTCTGGTAATATATCTCCTTATGTTTACAATAATGCTATATATTTCTATGCCGCAGTAGATGATGGTGGTTGGACACATATAACAGACAGTATGATGGAAAACAATGATGATATTATCATGAGTGCCAGTTTTTTCTGTATAAAAACTTAATATTAAAGGTAATTTATGAAATTAGATAAAATACAAGTAGTTGGAGAACATAACCAGTTACAAATCAGAGAGATTAACGATGATGGTAAATACCACAGGAGAGTACTCTCACCAGATTCGGATGTATCCTCAGAATCTTCTGAAATACAGGAAAAAGCAGAACAACTTTGGACTAATGAGCTAAAGGATTCTTGGTCTGCTTCACAAGAGGAAGCTGAAGCAAAACGAAAAGCAAGAATGGGAGGCTGAATGACTTCAAAAACAATTAACAATTCTAATGAGAGTAATAACACATGAGTAAAGCTCGTATAATCGCAGACTACGCAGGAACA